TCATGAAGCCTGAACAAACTGATAACTTTTGGACTGGCGTAAAGCGTCGTCCAGGATGAGCTTTTCCAGCTTCTCCTTCAGCGTTCCGGTCGCGCTTTCGCTGTAACCGGTTGTAATGATGAACACAGTGCCCCCGCATCTTATTTCGGCTGCGTTATCTGCCCCGGAGAGGGGATCGCCGTTGTCTGTAGCCTTCTCCCCCGGGATGTCATTTCTAACGCAGAAGCTCCGCACTGTCTCGCGGGAAAGCGAGAGCCTGTCTGCAATGGTTTTATACCCCAGACCGGCAGCGCGAAGGTTCCGTATGCCCGTTTTCTGGGTGTCCGTCAATCTCTTCAAAGTATCATTACCTCCCCAAAATAGAAATGCCTGGCATGTGATGACACCCGGAGAAAACAGGCTCATACGGATGCAGGCAGGTTTATGAATCTGGATTCATAGCGTTGTCCCTTCTTTGTCTTGAGTTGTCGAGTCTTTGTCATGTATCATTCTTGTATTTTCGTCAATAAGGCCTTATAATCAAAAAAACCGTCCGCTCTGGACGACCATCTCCCATATACGAGGAACAGCCCCTTCCGGGGTGCCCTCCGTTGTGTTCATTTCTATCCTTTTAGACCATTGCGGCAGCCATCCTTGCGGCTTTCCGCTCTGCGCGCTTCCTGCGCTGGCGCTCACGCTCCCTTGCCTTGCGCTCCTCATATTTATCCGGGTGGGCGGCATAATAGGCTTTCTGGTAGGCAGCTATCTTTGCCTTCTTCTCCTCCGGTGTCTGTACGATTTTCGGCTCCTTAGGAGGCTGGTCGGCCTTCTTCTTTTCGTACCAGGCTTTACACTGTTCTCGATGCTTCTCGCGGTAAGCGACCGCGTAGTCGGCAACGGCCATTGTACGGGTAAGATTACCGTAGCAGTCTTCGTGTTCGCCGATGCAGATCAGGTTTTTCAGGGTGTAATCCCGATAGACATTCACCAGCCGCCTGCGGATCGCCGAGCTGAAGTAGGATGCGAATTTGCCGCGTTTGAAGTTCCCCTTACAGATGATCTCCCAGGCGAGGATGTTGCCAAGCTGGAGAAAATCGTCTGTGTCGTAATAGTCCATCCTGCCGCGGTACATCTCTGCCTCGTGCAGGGTAATTGGCGCAAGGTTGCGGAAAAGCTGCTCGTATGCGGCTTCCTCCCCGGTTTCGGAAATGATTCTGACAAGCTCCTCATTGGTGTGGCTTGTGTATGTCATAGCCCTGTCTCCCTTCGTTTTGGTAGTGCGATGTTACCGTCAGAAGGGGGATATAGCAACGATAATAAGAGGCATAACGTACACAATCTTTTGAAGCTGTATTTGTCATAATTGGTGGAGTCTGCCCACAGGAGAGAAGCCCCTCTCCCATGAGCAGAGCAGGCGTTGATCAGCTGTTGGCGGCAGTGCCTTTCATCTTGAGAATCTGCACAGCCTCGGGCAGGATCAGCTTGCCGTCCACACGCTCCTTGGCAACGAAGGCTACCTGGCCGACACCGGCATACAGCTCATGCAGAGCCGCAAAACTGCGGGTGCCACGATCTCCGATGTTGTAGTAGCTGAAGTCACCGAAAGCAATCACAGGCTGCCCGGCAGCAATGGCAGGTACAAACTGGGATGTGTATACAGGATATCCCAGCAGACGATCTGGCTCCCCGGCAGTCAGGGCAGGCTGCCACAGATACCCATTGTCATCCTTCAGCTTGCGGATAACAGCGAGGGTGGAATCGGAAGTGATGAAAGCCGCATTGGTGCGGTACGGACGCTTCAGCTTATAGACCAGATCAATCACTTCATCCGCACTGACCGCCGTTGCGGATGCCGCTGTCACACCGATCTGGCCGCCAAGGGTGGGATGCAGTAAACCCGTAGGCTTGCTGGTTCCATCGCCCACAAGGAATGCTTCTTCCTCGGCGTTGGCGATAGCCTGACCGAAGGAACGGATCAGGAAGCCCTCCAGATCATACTGGTTGTCCGCCAGCAGCTCTTCGGAGACCTTCACGGCCACAGAGAGCTTGTAGGCATCCAAAATCTTCTGGTCGAAGCTGGCATCGGAGAACACCAGCGCACCGTTCTCCTCGACCCAGCTTGCCGCGGGCTTGGATGCGGCGACGTTGATTTTGCGTTCCCCGCTGGTCTGGATCACAGTGCCGAGCTTGCGAACTACATTCTCATGCTCCAGCGCCTCGATCAGACGGCTGTCCCACTCCTCAGGAACCAGATAGCCGCCGGCTGAATCCGTGCCCTCAACAAGCACATTGGACACCTGACGGAAGTTGGAGCGCAGGGCGCTTACCATAGCGTTCCTGTAATCATCGGAGGCTCGTCCCGTCTTCATCTTGCCGCCGGAACCCGGGGTGTTGGTCAGGAGAGTCCCGACAGGGCTGGACAGCTCCGCTTCCAGAGCCATTCCGCGCTCATTGCGCTTGATCTCCTCACCGAGGCCAATAATCTCAGCCTCCATCTTTTCATAAGTGGCAACATCCTCGGCGGACAGCATGCCGTGGTTATCACGGTGCTCGTCCAGGAAATTCTTTGCCTTTTCCCAGGCACGGGCACGCATCTCGCGCAGTTCATTCACAGAATACGATTTCATATATTTTTCCTCCTGCCCTTTGGGCATAAAAATTACTCCGGCAGAACCGGAGCGTGATGAATATAAAGAACAGCGGCAGAGGGGCTTCTCTGAGGCCGTACCTTATCAAAATTTATCTGGGGTCGCCTGTACTGGCAGGCACCCTATTACTGATTGCCGTCTTTCTTTCCGGCATAAATCCCGGCATCCTCCAGCTTGACCATCGCGCCCTGGACAAGGAAATTGTTCCCGCCCTTTTCCTCAGGAATCAGGTCAAAACCCTCCAGACGGCGCACATCATTGGGGCACATGAAACCGTTGTTGATGCCCACAGCGTAGCCCTCCATCCGGCTCTTATAGTCGCCGCGGAGCAGCCCGTCCACGTTGAAGCGGATCTCATACTTCTTTTGTTCCTCTCTTGAGAGCAGGGCATCCGAAAGTGAAGATTCCCAGCGGCAGATCCATGGCGTGAGAGTGTACTTGACAAATTCCAGGCTCTCGTGTTCAATATTTGAGAACGTAGCCTTGCTTAAGTCGGCCAGCATGTGAGGCGGGATGCGGAAGATACGCGCAATTTCCGTCAGCTGATACTGCCTTGTCTCCAGGAGCTGGCTGTCCTGAGGGCTCATGCTGATCGGATTGAAATGGAGGCCTTCCTCCAGAATGGCAACTTTGCCTGCGTTCCGGCTGCCGCCGAAGGTCTCGTTCCAGCTTTCACGCAGCTTGGAGACATCCTTTATCACACCGGGATGTTCCAGCACTCCGGCAGGGGCAGCGCCATTGGCAAAGAACCGGCTGCCATATTCCTCCGCCGCCAGCGCAAGGCCGATGGCGTTCTTCGTCATGCTGATCGGGCTGTATCCTACAAGGCCGTCAAAGCCCAGACCGGGGATATGCAGCACGTCCTCCGGCATCAGGATCACGGTGTTGCCGTCCATGGTGGGCGGCTCATTTTCATAGCGAAGATAGCGGTAGAAGAGCTGGCCCTTCTCATCGCGCTCAACGCTCATCTTATTTGGCAGAAGCGGATACAGCCCTATGACCCCACCTCTGCCGTTGCGCAGGATCTGGGCGAACCCGTTACCCCACAGCAGTATGTGGGTCATAAGCGTCTCCCGGAATATGAAGCTGGTCATCTCCGGATTAGGCTTGTCGTGGAGCAGATAGAACAGTTCCAAATTCTCCGCCTTGATGCGGTTGCCGCCTTTGCCCTTTTCATACACATGGAGGGGCAGGCTGGCGATGCTCTCCGCGAGAATGCGGACCGCCGCGTTGACGGCGGATATCTGCATGGCGGAGCGTTCGTTGACGGTTTTCCCGGCGATGCTCTGGCCGAAGGGAAAACGGTACCCGCTCCCCGCCGTGCGGTCCGTCACTTTTCCTTTGAAAATGCTGCTGAATAAGCCCATATAAACCTCCTTCTCGGGAGCCACGCTCCCTGAAAATAGCTCTTGACACGCATGTTATAATGGGCTTGAAAAGCCCATTAGGGGTAAAGCAACGCGGGCACTGTCAGATGAACAGCAGCCCGCGGTTTTCGTACACAGATTCTGTCGGCGTTCCTCCGTTCCGGATGGCGCGATCCAGAGCCATGACCAGGGCGACGGCGGCGTCCACCTTCTCCGTAGCCTTTGCCTTGTTGATCTTGATGTTCCCGGCGGCGTCGGTCTGAACGACGATATTGTCCATGCACCAGCGCAGTACAGGATGGCCGCCGTGAGCCAGCTTTTTCTCAAGCGTCAGGCGCATCAGGTCCTTAGTAGGATTGGACATCGAAACAAAGCCCTGCCCGAAGGGAACCATCACCAGTCCTTCATCACCGAGATGCTGTACAAGCATCTGGGCATTCCAGCGGTCGTATGCTATCTCACGGATGTCGTACTGCTCCCGCAGATCGAGAATGAGCTGCTCGATACAGTCGTAATCGACAACATTTCCCTCTGTGCTGAGAATATGGCCCTGTCGCTTCCAGAGGTCATAATTCACATGGTCTTTGCGGGACCTGATATCTATCGTCTCTTCCGGCACCCAGCAGAAAGGCAGGATGCTGTATCTCTCCCCATCCTCTTCCGGCGGGAACACAAGCACCAGTGCCGTCAAATCCTGCGTGGAAGAAAGGTCAAGGCCGCCGTAACATGGCCTGCCCCGGAGCGACTCAGCATCGACGGGAAACGCGCAGGAGTCCCATTTCTCCATGGGCATCCATCGCACCGCCTGCTTGATCCACTGGCTCAGGCGGAGCTGGCGGAAGCTGTTCTCCTCCACGGGATTCTGCCGGGCTGATTCAAACGCCTCGCGCAGTTTATCTATCGTGAACGTTATGCCGAGGGACGGATTGGCCTTCGCCCAAGTTTCCTCCGACGTCCAGTCATCCTCCATGGCCGCGCCGTAGATGACGGGATAAAAGGTGGGATCGGTTTTTCGACCATCCAGAATGTCCTGCGCTTTCTGGTGCTGCTGGTAACACACGGACTGGAGATTGTCTCCCGCCGTGGTAATGAGGAACGTAAGGCTCTGCCGCCGTGCATCACCCGCGCCCTTGGTCAGTACATTGAACAGACGGCCATCCGGTTGACAATGCAGCTCGTCTATAATGCAGCCGTGGACGTTGAATCCGTGTTTGTTGTTTGCGTCCGCAGACAGCACCTGGTAGAAGCTGTTGGTCGGCTCATAGACCAGCCGTTTCCGGGATTCCAGTATCTTCACCCGGCGGTCGAGAGACGAGCACAGGCGCACCATGTCAGCGGCAACGGCATACACAAGGGACGCCTGCTGTCGGTCCGCAGCCGCACCGTAGACCTCGGCCCGCTGCTCGCCGTCACCGCAGAGAAGATACAGCGCGATAGCGGCGGCAAGCTCGGTCTTTCCGGACTTTTTTGCCGTTTCGACATAAGCTGTGCGGAACTGGCGCGTGCCGTCAGCCTTCACAACACCGAACAGGTCGCGCACAACTGTCTCCTGCCATGGGAGCAGCCGGAAGGGCTGATTATAGAAGTCTCCCTTGGTGTGGCGGAGACACTGGATGAAATTGACGGCGCGGTCCGCTTTAGCCTTGTCGTAATGTGACGAAGGCAGCATGAACCGCGTCGGAGTGTACTTATACATATTTCGGATCATGCCTCCTTCCTGATCATGCGATTACATGCCAAGCAGCCGTTCCATCATATCGTCCTGGGGATTGCCAGTGACCGGCTCCCGGCTGTTTTCCTGCACGATGCCGAATATCTGCTGCCAGATGATGTTAGCCTGCTTGAGATAGTTCTGGGCCATTGATACAAACGGAGACGAGATTGCAGCCCCTGTCGTTGGATGCTTTGAGATAAAGCCGTATTCCGATGTAATACGCTCAAGCTGAATGGCTCGTGCCATCGTGATGGCATACTGCTCGATAAGCGGCGTACCGACGATATGCTCACAGCGGTGCTGTGCTACCCAGCGATAGGTTTCCTCAAAAATCTCTTTACCCTGAAGTTCGCCCATACGCTGTTCATCAGAAAGATATGACTTGATCTCTGGCATTTCCACACCTGTCAGTTCCGGCGGTTCCGGCATTGCTGCTGCGGGGATGCCCTCCTTGATTTTATCCGCGAGCGGCTTGGGCTTTCGTCCCGCACCAACACGAGTGCCACCGCGATTCGTACAGTCTTTTGACATGAAATTCCTCCTTCCGGCCTATTCCCTTGTTTGATTTGCAGTTCTAGCGCACGAAGGGAGGCCGCCGGTCATGGTGGCCCCGGCGTTTGATTTCAGACCCGCCCCTCCCCGTTTTCAAACGAAAATCAAACAACACTGTCCGGGTTGTTCAGCGATCCGCAGTGCGGACAATAGGCGAACGACGGCTCATCCTCATCATAGTCCCAGCAGTCTTCTACGTTCGGAGCCCTGCCGCACTGATCGCACACCCAGGAGCCGTGCTCGCAGACCCATTCGCCCACATGGTCGCCGCATTCTTCCTGCTCTGAATAGTCCATAGGATCGCCCAGCATGGGAAGGCCTGGCTTGCGATCCGCCTGGTCCACGAAGATCGGGGACAGCTTGCTGATGCAGAAGCACCAATTCAGTTCGTCTGTATCCACCGGGTAAAAGCCACAGACCAGCATCGCTTCCTTGAACTGGTTATTGGTCATATAGATTTTGGTGCGGTCCTCCAGCACATGCTTCATGCCGTAGCTCGTCCGGCCTTCATACGGTGTTTTGGTCGGGACCACATTGTAGCGCAGCCAGCGGAGGGCGATACGCTGTTCCTCTTCGGTCAGATTCCGGAAGTGGGAATCGTCATTCTGCGTGACGCATTCAAAGCGGTCCTTACAGCCGTCTCCGTGCATATAGGTGACGGTGCAGATATTGCCTTTCCGGCCGACATGGTTCAGAAAAGAGCTGTTCATTTTTATTCATCCTCCTTCCGGCTTTGCTGGCAGCCGGTGCCAAAATTATTATGCCAGCGGTCGCCTCGCTCGGCATGGAGCCGGGAATGGCAGGGGCCGCAAAGGCTCATCAGGTTATCCGGTGCATTCGAGCCACCTTCGGAGAGGGGCAGGATGTGATGCACCAGTGTCGCTTTGGTGTACCGCTTCTCCCGCAGGCACAGCTCACACAGGGGCTGGCGCTGAAGCTGCATCTTTCGCAGTTTCGTCCAGTTGGCGTTATGGTATTTCTGGTATCTCTCCGGACCGCGCTGGTACTTGTCATAGTCACGGCCTGCCTGCCGCTGATGCTCCTCACAGTAGCGACCGTGGGTCAGGTTGGGGCAGCCGGGATGGGCACACGGCTTCATCGGCTTATGTGGCATGGCGTTTTCCTTCCATAGAAAAGGGGCAGCGGACACGTTCCTGTGTGTCAGCCACTCCGGTTGGTCGGTATTCTGTTCTCATGCTGCTTTCTGCTCCTTCAGTATCTCATCCAGGAGCGGCAGCGCCCGTCCGTGTATCTTCTGGACGTTTCGGACGCTCATGTCCATGTCCAGCGCGATCTTTTCCCACGAATGCCCGTGGATATATCGGCGTGTGACCACGCTCTGCTGGTTGACGTCCTCCAGCCTTGCGATCAGGTCAGAAACCGCAACCTTTGCATCTGCATAGGCCTGTTCAGCTTCCACCAGTTCCCGCTGCAGCTCATCCAGCGCCGCCACGGTGTTCTCGACCACAGAGCCGCTGAAATCGTGGTTATTGGATACATGCTCCGAGTAGGACACCCCGTGTGCGCCCATAGACTCCTCTCGGAACTCGATCCTGCCTTCAATCAGACTGACCTTCCGTTTGGCGTCTTTCACCTGGAACAGATAATCCTTCACCGCCTTAAAACGGTCATTCGATTTGAACGCAGCGTTGATGGCGTTCATAACCGCATCTTCGTTTTTCATCGTTATCGCTCCTCCTTTTTCCTTGGGCGATACTTCCCCCTATATATAGCCGAAAAAGTTCACATTTTGCTTCGGACGGTCACAGAAGGGGATAGCTGTTACCACTGCTGCCAAACGCGAAAATACACTCAGCGGTAACAGCCCGTTCACCGAAGGTCGTCAAAGTCCCTGAAACCCCTTGGTTTTTTCGCTCACAGGAGTATACTGTTACCATTGTTACCACTGTTACCACCAATACATATATATCTATAGGGATAATTTTATTTGCCCTCTTTTGAATCAAATTAAAACATATATAGGTAGTGGTATGTATGTGCGTCAAAAGTGGTAACAGCGGTAACACCCCTCTGTGTCCGACCGGATCAGAGCAGGAAATCCGGCACATTCGCGGTCAGGGCAGGGATGGCATCCGGGATGTCACGAAACTCCCGCGCCGCCTCATCAGAATTGTCGATGCTCAGGTTCAGCGCGTATACCCTTGTAAGCACACCCTTTACCCGCTTGCCGATCTGTGACCGGGCCTTTCCATCCTTCTCTGTGAACGTCTGAATATACCCGCGCTCCTGAAAACCTTTGATGCATTTGCGGTTGGAGTACCCGGCCTCTTCAAGAGCGCTGTTCAGTTCCTTGGCGATCACATACACCTTTCCCTGATCGATCACGCCGTACACAGGCGTAACTTCGTGGAACACGCTGCCGCCGGAGAAGCGCACCTTATTGGACGCGACCCAGCCGGTGACAAATTCCCACGCCGCTTCCGTAGAATTCTTCGGCGCGTTGTCCTCCAGGTTCTTCAGCAATACACGGCAAAGTTCTACCGCCTCGGAAAATGCCTGCTCTTCCGGGACACCGAAAACAGCAAGACTGCTGTAGTAATCAGCCAGACCCAATAACGCTACGTTATCCAGTTGGACGCTGCCGCTTTCCAGTTTCCCGTGGATGCGGTCATAATCGCCCTGCAGGCGATCCAGATTCTGTACCAGCCAGCAGATGAATTTTTCACCGGAAAAGCCGTGGTGCTTCTCGCTGATCCTGTGAAGCTCCTGAGCCAGTTCCTCGTCCGGAACAGGTACAGCGTTCAGTTCCATCAGGCGGGTATTCACGCCGTCCATGGAGCTGTCCGTGCTCATCGGCTGCTCTCCGGTGGAAAGGATGCAGTTGTGCCAATCCTCCACATGCTGAATGCCGCTGCCGACGCGCCCACGGGTCTTGCCCACGCCATTGCCGAGCGTATACACGACGTCATTGACGGACAGCCGTTTCTGGTTCAGCGTCTGCAGCTCGTCCAGCGCGAAGGGCAGGTGCTTGAGGGTCCCGGCAAGGCGCTCCATGCCGACAATGGTGGAGAAATACTTTGATACCAGCACACGGGGATTGCCCCAGACGCTGATAGCGAATTTCAGCACCGCTGTCTTGCCGCCGCGGGAATCGCACCAGATATGGATGTAGATGTTCCTGTGCTGGAGCTTCTCCAGCAGCGGAGATGCGAAGCTTGCAGCCAGCATAGCCCTTGCGAAAGGCAAAGCGCGCACCTTCGCCGCCATCTCCATCCACGCAGCCTCATCGCCTTCTTTCCGAAGCGCATCCAGAAGCCGCTCTGTTTCACTGCCATCCGACTGGGCAACGATGCCGCCCTTCAGGCAGTAGGGATAAAACTCATCCCCGATCCAGCCCGCCCTGCGAATAGAGCGCTGGATGGGGATGCTGCGGTTATTGACCGATTCCAGCTCGGACAGATATTTTGTCAGGGCGGACGCAGTCCCCGATGATACCGGGAAACCCTCATCGGCGTATTTGATGATGGTATTACGGTTGAACATATCCGCCCTGGGAGCGATGAGCTTTTTATACTTCCCGTTGCGCCGGAAAGTGGTTTCGAGCTTTTCCGTGCCATCGTCCACATTGACCAGCTTGCTCGATATGAACACCGGCTCTGACGATACCAGCACAGGCTTCATCTCCCCAAAGACCATCTCCATGTGGCAGATGCCGCTGTCGCTTACGATCCAGTTCTCCGGAACCAGCATTAAGTTCATGGATATATCTTTGAGTACCAGCCGCTGTACAGGCGTTTTTGTGTGGTTGGTGAACTCCTCTTTGACCTGCCTCTGTACTTCACGGTCAAAGGTGCGTGCACCGACTTCCCTGGGAATGTGATTTTTCAGCTTCACGTATCGTGCGGTGTCATTCAGATAGGCCCATGCCGCATGGGAGACATATTCCGGCGACAGGGCACGGTCTACGCTGCAGTCCTTTTCAGCCAGGATTGCGTCAATGGCCTGCTGCCGGGCCAGATCTTCATTTTCCTCATCATCCTCTGTAAGATCGGAAAAATCCTCATCAGCTCCGGCATGATAGCCTTTCTCATAGAAAGCCTTGCAGCCGGAGATCGCTTTGCGCATAGTCATCTCACCATAAGTGGTGCCGGACTGGTGCCGATCCCATTTGTCCCGATACAGCCCGCTTTCCCGGAAGATCCGATCCATCTGTTCCGTATCTCCTCGGCAGTAAAACGCCAGCATGGAGCAGAAACCCAGGTCTGCCTCCGACTGTGACCAGTTCGGATTATCTCCGCCGTATTTTTCCCATTCCCCATTGTAGTAATCCACGAATTTCTGCCCGGTCGGGCTCCGGGACGCTTTCAGAAAAACCTCTTCATCGGTGAGGATGCTGCCTCCCTCCGGAACCGGTACAGATGCCGTAATGACCTGTTCGGGCCTTTTCATGAATGTCTCCTCAAAGAGCATCAACTGTTCCAGGGAGATATGCATGGATCCGTCCCGGTACAGGTTCCCGGTCATGGTCATAAGCTGGTTGCTGTAGCCGGGGTAGTAGTTCTCCACGTGGATTTCCTTGTTATTTACAAAGTATTCGTCACGGTCAAAATCAAATCCCTCTGGTACAAAGAAGATCAGATGCAGACCTTTCCTGGAAGGGGAGTATTCCACCAGGGCGTCAGGCAGCATTTCAAGGATCCTTATGGCGCAATCATCCAGGTTCCCGTCAGCCTGTACACAGTCATCAATATCGATGAATCCGACATTCCCGCTCACCTTGACAATGACTCCATCATAGCGGTCAACCGCAGCAAGTGCCTTTTCCAGTGTGGTCATGGTTTCAGCCCTGCTGGAACTCGCCTTGGCTCCGCTTATCGGATTATAAGGCACTTTTGTGATTCGCCCGTTCACCGTTTCATACCGCCAGCAGCAGTAGGGCAGTGCCCTGACCGCTTCCGGATAGGCTTTCAGGCCCTCTGGATTAAACTTTTTCTCTTTCATAAGCTCCTCCGCATAAAAAAAGGAGAAGCGTTCTGCTCCTCCCGGGTGTGTACCGTTCCGACTCGCGGCACGGCTGTATCATTCAATTTGTCATGTGTTGGCCTGTGTTTTGCTTCATTGACTCGCTGCAGAAGGATGCCTATGTCCACCAGGGTCATAGTTCCCCCTATATATAGCCGAAAAAGTTCACATCCGGCTGCACACCCGGATTAAGCGGCCTCGTCCAGTTCTTCGTCGATCTCTGTTTTGGTCTTTTCATCCATTATGCCTTCGTTATAAAAGATATCCGTCAGTCTGCGTATCAGAGCAATTTCCCGATCTTCGTTCCTGCTGGCATGAAGTTCTGCATCCAGGCGCTCAATTCGCTCCTCAGCCGCTTTCTTTTCAGCTTTCAATTCTGCTTTCGTGGGGATGACGAACCCCAGATTCTCGAACACCGGGACGATCTGAGCAATCAGCCGGTTCTTCCGGTTGGTGATCGCTGACTTTTCCACCTTTTCCTCACGGGCGATGTCAACCTCCCGCAGGCACTGGTGGAACAGCTGGTAAAATGTCTGATAATTCTTCTTCGTCAGATAGGGCAGGGCTTTCCGAACGACTTCGCGCATATACCGCACCTGAGCATTGCGGATCTTCGGATTGTCCGAAAGTCTGCCGCAGAGTTCCTCTTCGGAATACTCCTCTTCAGATTCCGACTGATTCGTTGCATGGACATACTGTTCATAGGCGGCAATATCCATCGCGCCGTAATGCCAGTCTCCGTTTTCATCTTTCTCGCTGGCCTGATAACCTTTATACTGGTTCTCATCCAGCATTCGCTGCGCTTTCATCTCGCTCTTGTCTGTTTGGAAGAGAATATCCATCACTTTCTCCGGCACATGCTCATAGAGCTTCTTGACCATGACGCCGCTTTCGATGTCCATCTCCTCCACGACATAGGCACCCTCCGGATATCGGACAGGATAGGAGCCCCACTGTCTGGCATACTTGTACTTTCCCATCGGCTGGAAGCGTGTATCATAAGGATAAATGGTCTCAATGATACCGTCCTCCGTCTCCCTCGGGATTCCAAACGGGATATGGCTTGTGTCTTTCTTCAT